AAAAAAAAAAAAAAAAAAAAAAAAAAAAAAAAAATCCAAAGGATTTAAAAGCTGCCGCAGCAAAGCTGCTGAAAGCGCCAGCACCTAAAGGTGGCAGAGTCACACAGTGGCAGAAAGGTCATAAAATGACATACACAAACACGGTCAAATGTAATGCAAAATGCGTCATGCGTAATGTTTTGACATTACACACCATATCGTATATCATATATCAAATATCATTCACGGAGGTCAAGATGTTTGACGTAGCAGCTCTCATAGAAACACTAGAGGACATGCCAGCAGGTGAGGAGCTCTGGATAGATGTTCGCTCAAAAAGCGAACAAGAAGCACTCAAGGTGCGAATATGGAGGTTCCTCAAAAACTGGGGGCGTCAAGGAGAAATTGTGATTTCCCTCCGCAAGGACGAAGAAGGACGGCCATGTGTAGTGCTTCGCAAGTGCGACTATGAGGTTACCATCAAACACAGAAACGGCTCAAAAGAGCCACTTGACTTACACCTCGCAGGGCTGCGGAAGCAGATGAAAGCTGACGGCCTGTCGGCTGAGGAAATCGAGGCCATCCTAGCCGATAAATCGGCCAAGGAATAGCGTCAAATTTTGATGTTTCTGGCCTAGCGGCAAGGTCAATGGCAAATTTTGTTGGTTTATTGGCCGTTTACGGCCATTGACAAAATAACACGCCGTGTTATAATGGTATCATGTCCATTTGGACATAATAAAATCTTAGGAGGTGCAGCATGAAGATAACAATTGAAGAAGAGAAAGCCAACGGCCTTTCGGCCGAAGACCTCGACATTCTACAGGCACTCGGGATTGAGATAACAATCAAGCGACCTCGCTCTTCGAGACCTCGAAAGAGTTGCCCTGAACCGTATAATCTCTTGATTAGATATCAGTGCCGCTTATGCGGAGCCGTGCAGTCCGAGGCTTGGGAAATG